CTAAAATTTACCATGTATACCGATTATCACATCGCTATTCCCTACACCATGATAAGCACCTATATCAAACATTTTTGCATTATATCTTATTCCTGCATAAGCATCGCCATTGTCAATATTATATAAAGTCCCGAAATCAACTTTACCAAGACGCTGCCTGTTTTTGCTTTTCGCCTCAGCCGCTACAACTTTATTAAAAGCTTCCGTCATATCCAGCACAGTCTGCTGCGATCTGTCGATAACGAGCTTGCCCTGCTCAAACTTTTGTGTTTCTTCCAGCTGTGGCTGAAATACAGTTTCCTGCCCATTGTATTTAACTATTATCTTATTTTCCGCATCAGTTATTTCAACATCAGTTTTTTCACCATTTACCTTCGGCACATAAGTGATTGCCTGCTGCTCACTATTTTTTACTGCTGCAATAAAAACAGAACGCTCCCGATAGTCCTTAACAGTCGCTGTCAACACTGCCAGTTGCTGCTTATAAGCAGGTACATATTTTTGATAACAGCAAACAAAGCCAACCATAAATACCAGCAGACAAAGTAATAAATACTGCACATATTTATTGCCGCAAAACTGTTTTAATAAATAAATCATACTCCTCACCATCTGCTGCTATAACCGCGAGTATCCAGATGCAGCCAGTTGCCATAACAGCCAATGCCTAATTCAGAGCCATCGATACCATGCCAACCAGCAGCAGTCAGTACCATCGTCAGCAGTTGTTCGGCCGTATAATCTTTACCTGCGACATGAATATCGGCGGCACAGCCTCTGGTGTGATAACTGCCTACAGCACCGCCGCAGGCAGTATTGACGCCATCATCTACCGTTCGGAAACCGGATTTAAAGCTGGTGTCGTATTCTGCATGATATTTAGTAGTGTTAATGACCCAATCCGGATCACATTCACGCAGACTATCCAGAATTCTGAACAATTTTTCTGTTTTACTGTCATTAGTGCACAGCCGTCCCATTTCGTCATCCCATGCATAAACATTTTTATTTCTGCGCCAGCAATCCCATTCACTCACGCTCCAGTGTTTACTTACATACATTATTCTCACCTTCTTTACATCTTACGTCAGTTGTTTCTGCTTCATCAGGGATACCGTTATTATTGCGGTCGATCATGATTTTAGCAGCAGCTATTTTATCGGTAACATACCGCAGCAGTGCCAAAATACCAGCTGATCCCAATACATTGACCCCTTTTAACAGCATGTCTAAATCTAATATATTAAAGAACAGCCATTGATAAACCCAACCAATTAAAAACAACGTAAAAAGCAGGCATAAATAAATGCACACGAAATTGATCATGTGCATCTGCCTGACATTATAAATATTAAGTTTATCGCTTACTACCTGCATCCCGCTCAAAAAACATCCGACAAAACTACGCCACATCACTGCATTTCTCCCTGCGGGCTTGTCGGCAGCTTTTCCAGTTTTTTCATCAAATCTGTGCAAATGCCATTGCCGCCCAATGCGTGGTAAGCGTTATAAATACGGTGAAATTTATAACGCTTTTCTACCGGCATATAGCCCTGCATGGTATATCTTTCGTGCGCCTGATCGATACGGTCATTAAGAAGGGAACACAAACCTTCTTTGATCGCCAGAAAATCATTGTCACGTTTTTTAGTCTCCGCTTCGCGTTGCTGCTGCACCTTTTTCGCCTCATCCTGCATCCTAAGGACTACCGCCGAAAGAAAGGTTACCACAACGCCAGTAATAATCTGTAAAATTACCTCCATTTATACACCACCTCAATCTCAAGTATTTATATTTTTCGAATAGACAAAATATACTTTAGTGCCTCCAGAAATGTTCCATAAATCATTTTATTTATTTTACATGACTCCATTTTATTATCCTCATTTTCCACAACACAACCTGCCGGATCACAAATAAATAGATATGGACATTCTTTACACCAAATAGGGATTTTTACTTCTTTATAAAGTTCTTTCCTAGCATTTTCTATATTATCTATATTCCCAATAATCTTATCGGAATTTTTGCACATATAAACATTACCATGAAAATCAATCACAATTACATTAGTCATTGTTCCACACTTTAAATGATATAAAACATCTATATTTTCACTATTGGCAGACACCATTTGATGATTAGCCAGATTTAACAGCGGTTTAAAAAATAAAAAAGCTCGTCCCTCATACCTTTCATTCAGCACATCGTCAATAAAGTCTTTCTTTAGTTTTGATAATGTTATTTGGAATTTATCAAAGTCAAAATTTCCAAGTTCTTCATCATTTTTAAAATTTTTCAGGATATCAAAATTCACATTAACAAAATATGGAGCAAACAACTTGTCATAATATTCCCAAACCTCATAAACATCTTGTGTTTTAGCTGATAATACTGTATTAATTCCTTTGGACTCAATTTCAGAATACAACCTAAAAATTTCAGGATTTTTTAATACATCGACATAACGAGTTTTTTCAGTTGCATATCCGTCATTGCTTATACCCACTCCAACATTATATTCATTGATAAACTTTACCTTTTCCTCTGTTAACAAACTTCCGTTAGTTATCGTATTAACCTCACAGTCTTTAAAATGACTTCTTACGAACATCACCAGTTCTCTAAACTGTTCCCAATACATCAAGGGTTCTCCACCCCACAACAAAAGCCTCTTAGGCTTTGTCCTTACTATAAAATCTTTTATTAGCTCAAAATTATCTGTTGAGTTTATAGGGGATTTTATCCCTGTATGTTGCATACAATATCTACATTTAAAATTACAATTACTACCTAAAATAACACAAATAGTATGAAAATTATCTTCTGACTTCTTTGTAATAAACTCTTTGTTTGTTTCTAATAATATTCTTTTGCTTTTGTATTTCATCTAAAGTTTCCTCCTGCGACTTAATAGACATTACGTTCGTTGATTCTACAACTTCCTCAAACCGCTTTATATTAATACCCTCTAATAATAAATTTTCCCTAATTTGCGGAAAATTATTAAAAATATCTAACACTAATTTACTTAAAAAGTCTATTTGTGCCTCTAACGCTGACATACTCTCATTTATGTCTATATCGGCCATCATCCTACGCTTCGCTTCTAATGAATTATATTTTTCTTTATATTTAGGAAATTCTTCGATAATAGCCTCTGATGTTTTTATTTTCCCATATATTTCTATATTACCAATATCTAATACTGGAGTATTGGGTATTAAAACAAGAACCTCGTCTATATTATCACCTAAATAAACAATAATTTCTTCAACAGAGCTTAGTTTATAAGCATCAAAAACAGATTCTTTATTGCCTTTTCCAGCAATAACCAAATTAGATAATTCTTGTCTGTCAAGATACTTATAGATATAAAAACAAGTGTTTTTAATAAAAGATCGGTTTAAATTATACATCTTGCTAAATAGCTGTTTTCTCTCTCCACCATAATCAGCTTTCCTATTAGACAACCCCTCAACATATAAAATACCATTCTCTAATCTAACCATAAAATAGTATGGACAATCACTATCGGTTTCTTTATAAATGTTTCTGCACTTTATCATTTTATCACCTTATTTTTCTCTTCTACGATCTCATTAAGCATTTTAATCATTCTCCCTATTTCATTTTTCATGTAATAGCATATGAACTTTCTCCTATCATCTGCCGCCTTAACACATCCACCTGCGCATATACTTTTAATATCACAATTTCTACAAGGCTCTTGGGAAAGATATGGATTTTCATACTCATTTAACTCCTTATCTGTCAAATGACCATATGGTAAAACATCATTATGGCAATCATAAATATTACCATATACATCTATAGCCATAGCGGTATCAAAAAACATACAAAACGATTTTGAATTATGATATAAACTTTCTTTAAGTATTCTCCCCAGCAAATTTTCATAACACATAAACTCATAACTTTCAAAATTATTATTTAAAATATGAATTTTTAAATTATAGAAAACCTTATCTAACATCTTTTCAAAATCTTTATTTTTGTAAATAAACAAATTTTTGTCAGTATGCCCAAAACAATCTTTTAGAAACATCATATTTACCTTATGACGTTTTATACCATGTTTAATATAAAAATTTTCAAAATAATTCCACACCTTATAATAATTCCAATTATACTTTGTAATAGTACTGATAAAAACAAAATTATTTAATAACAAAACAGGTTCAGGATTAACTTTTAAAAAATCTTGTCTCTGTCTTGTAGTCTCGTAAACATGAGCATCATGGGATAAATTTACTCTAAATTCCAGTTCATTAAGTATTTTTGCTCTTTCCACTGTCAATAATGTCCCATTAGTAGTAACAGCAAATCGAACATTTTCATTACGTTCTTTAATGCATCTAGCAATTTCAATCATATAATCAAAATATATAAAAGCTTCACCACCATAAAATATTACTTCATATAGCATGTTGTTTTGCGGAAAATATTTAGCAATATGTTCAGGACTAGGAAAATCAAATGCTTTAGGCAATTGTTTAGCTCCGTCATCTTGGATACAATAAATACAATTCATGTTACATTTTCTATCAAGTATTAAATAATAACGAAGAATTCTGTCATAACTAACCTTCATATAAACATATCCTCAGACTTTCCTAGCACACGCTACAATAAATTCATTTAAAACACACCAATCACATCCCTCTACAATAGGAGTATACGTAGTAGTATTTTCTCCAAATTCTCTTCTTTCTATTAAACGGTCTTTTATTTTTTTAGAATTAGTAACAAAAATATTGTCACTATCAATTTTAAAATATTGCTTTTCTACTATCCTTTTATAGGTTCCATAGACCTTACCATCAGTTAAATGCCTACTTATTTCTTTAAAATATCCATTTAAATCACTAGCTCCATAACCAGATTCTAATTTAAACAAGTGATCGTCTGTTAAAACAATATCTCTGCAAGAATATGGAGATACCGCTTTTCTTTTTCCTAACTTGCTCTTCTTTATACCAATAACTTTATACATAAAATTGTTATAAATTATATAGTCTCCTGATTTTAAAATGCTAATATCTATATACCCCTTATTTGTAAGTATCTTACCCGCAATAATACAACCTCCATCACCAGAATAACAATCACACTTACAATTACAGTTGCTTAAAACTTTTTCTGTACGATGATTATGGCTCTTCGACACAAGTTCTTGCAATAAATCATGTAATGAATAAGTTCCTGCCTGAATACCAGTTTCAGTTCTATAATAATAATTTGTTATATTCCCGCTCCCAGAACTAATATCTACTACATTAGGGGCACTTACTGAAAATCTTCTATATCCTTGATTACTATTTTCAACAGTGTTCGTTCCCAATTCAGCAATTATTTGTGCTGGTGTCTGTCCATTCAGTAATTTACTATTTTCTGCTTCTGTTATCTTTCTTATTTCCCATTTTACTGTTCCATCATTTATCATTAATAATCCACCTGCCAATTATAATTTACAGAAGAACTGACAAGTAAACGAATTATTTTACAGCGATACAAATATAACCAAAAGAAATACCATACGGCGGTGTATACTGATCTCCAGAATTAACACCATAATTATAGCAAATAACCGCTCCAGTAGATTGATTTATAGACATGTTAGTAGCCCCAATACTCCATATAGCATATTTGCATTGCGACCTTGTATAGCCTGAAGGTAGGGGAATATACACTGTTGATGTTCCATTAGGTTTCATTTCTCCTGAAGACAATAATACTGTTGAATATATCTTTTGTTCTGGCACTGCTGCTAATAATTCGTTTTTAAAATCTTCTATTGCCTGTCCATTTAATTCTTCTGCATTACCTATTTTTCTAACTTCCCATTTAGAAGTACCGTCTACAAGGACAGTCCCCCCCATATCTGACAATTTCATTTGCCATGTAACATTCACCTCATTTATTTATCTTACACACTCTTAATAAAACTTAATCAAAAATAATGTTTTCCAATTCTTTTTTTGAAGTCGCTTTATCTACTTCTGCCTGTTTTTCCCAACCATTTTGCTTACAAATACCTCTATGTAAACCTAAATCTACATTCCATTGCAATAATTGATCTTTAGTTAAGAAATATATCTGTTTAACATCACTGTTCTTTGGATAACCTCTCATCGGATAACCATTAGGGAAGTTTTTAGCAAATTCTTCAGGAGCAAGATAGATAGTATTTAGATCACTGGAAACCGTATTTTGAGTATCTCTATCACTATCATAAGTCACTGTCTCACCAGAACATTCAGAAACGAAACCGCCTGTAATTTTACGTTCTGTCCAAATATCTATTTCAGAGAGTTTAGACTCTTTTAATTCAGCAAGTGTGGGTTCTTTTATTACTTCAATAATCGCACCATTGACCAATTTTATTTTACTGATATCATAACTTTCTTCTGATACTACAGCCATTTCATTACGACTTGCCAAATCTGCTGCATCTGGTTCATAGTTGCAAGACGCAACACAATCACCATTTTCATTAAAAATATAATACATTTATTTCACCTCATTTATTTAACTGCTATGCAAAGGTATCCAGCACCAGTTACAGAACCGCCACCTGCAGGTTCGCCGTTGCTATAGTTGCCTCCATAGCTTACAACACCATTGTTTTGATTCACTGATATGGTAGGCCTTGCGGTACTTGTAGCGTAAGTATAGACCGAAATGCTTGTCGGCCATACTGCGTACTTACATTGCGCTCTCGTATATCCACTTGGCAGAGGAATAGTTCCCCCATTACCTATTGTTCCTGCTGTTACACTCACACTAATCCCTTTCGGAACTTGACCTAAAGTATTCGCAATTATCTGTGCTGCTGTTTGACCACCTAACAAGAACGCATCAGGTGACTTTAATATAGAATAAACCAGCCACTTAGCTGTTCCATCTATACAGAAGTCCCCCCCCGAATCTACATTTGTCGGTTCATTTGAACCAGTAGTTCCAGCCTGCACACATTTCAGGTAATAACCAGCATATGCAGGGTCAGAAAGAAATCTTATCGTACCTACAGCAACAGATTCATTTGACTTCCAGCAATCAGGAATATTTTTACCTTCGATCAGGTCATTAGAATTTAAAACAGCGACTTTATTATAAGCCACCACTTTCCATGTAACGCTGCCATCGGTCACAGAACTTTGTGAAGTTACAACAGGTTCACTTACCGCACTTATGCCAGAAGTTGTACATAACAAAAAAACCGCACTGTTATTTGCTAACTGTACGGTATCATTCACTTTATATTCTTTTGAAGCTTCCCAAGAACCAACACCACTGTCCTGTTTCTTCTTGATCCATGTAATAGAACCATCAATAACTTCTCTTGCGGTTGTATTCCAATCAGGCTCATTTGTAGCAGAATATCCAGCATTTTTCGCAACCGCGATAAATCCAGCAGCCATATTCGGGCTTCTTACTATATGACCTTCCTGATATTCTGTTTCCGGCTGCCATAAGCCATCCACAAGGCATTCCAGTGTTTCGTGTTCATTCTTCATATAGGCCTGCAGATCGTCCTGTGTTGTCGGTGTCGCAGAACCTTCATACATAAAGTATTTTTTTATGTCTTTTATAAATTTAGGTATTTGCATTTTATACCAGCTCCCTTCTAAATCCCTGCCAGGTCAAATCACAAACTGCTTCTATCGGCTTTCCTTCCGCATCGATGATCTGAATCTTGCACGGGTTGCGTGTGATAATTTTTACATTTGCCACCGATACCACACTCTGAATAGCATTGATCCGCACTGAAGTCGTGTAATAATACGGTGTTTTGATTGGCAGCGTCAGACCTTCCGCCGGAATCAGCAGATTACTGAAATTCTCCACCCTGTCCGGAACGTCGATAATTGCGTTCAGCTTTGCGATCTCCGCTCTGGCATCAGCTTCAGGCAATGAATGAACCTCCAAATGGAGTGAATCTGTCGCGTTGATAACTATTTTACCGGTATACGGTTTAAAAATACCGCTGAAGCGCCAGTAACTATTCAAAGCCTCTCCCCAGGCAATTTCCTGTGGTTTTGACCAGGCTAAACTGCCGCTTCCAAGACAATATTTGACTGTAGATGGCGAATTCAAACCATACTCAAGCCACAGCTGCCCGCCAGCCAGCGGCTGCAGATGCGACAGCACCAACAGCTCGTCATTGATCGATTTCCCTTTCAGTACACCGTTTTCCACAACACCGTCATGCTCAACTTTTTCCCAGTTATTTTCGGCCAAGTCGACCTTCCAAAGCACATTTTCTTCCAGCGGGTCGCCCAGATTCAAAACAGCATATGCCGCATTGACGCTCTCGTTGCCGCCGTTATCCACTGCCTTGATCATAACAGTGTGCACGCCCTGGCGCAGTGCCTGCGTTTCAAAAGGCTGCGACGTAATGACGCCGCTATGCAGCTCAAAAGCCGTCTGCCACTGCGGATTGCTGCCCTGCGTATACTTGATTTTAAAGCCTGCGATATCATTGACCTTCGGATAACCAAAATTCCACCAAAAGCGACGCGTACCATCCGGCAGCAATTCCGCATCCAGCAAAGCAACATCCGGCGGCGGCCTGTCTTTACCTGTTATCTCTGCCAGCTTGATCGCCGGCGCGCCCTTCACACCGTCACGACTGACCGCCTGCACCGACACCCAATAAGACCCCTGCTGCAAACCTGTCAGCGTCGCACTGGTATCAAAGGTCGACGAGTACGTTTTATAACTCTTGCCGTCCCGCGATAAACTGACTGAATAGTGATCCAGATATGCATAATACATATCGTCCCACGTAATATCCATACCCATCTGCAAAATGCCTTCTGCACTGGTCCAGCTGTTTTCTTCCACGGTCAGCCCCGTTACCGAAGGCGGCGTAGTAGTATACGGCGGCTTGGAATTAGTATAATCCGGCATCACGATCGGCGCACCCAGCTCGTCATTATAAATCGACGGATTATACTGCCTGCAGGTCAGCTGATAAGTACCGGCATTAGTTTCATCGATCTCCGTGATACGAAACGGCATTTTACTGAAAATACCGCCGTAAGAAACCGTAATAACGTCGCCGCATTCCAAACTCATGCCCTGCGTCGCCACACTGAACGAAACCGATATCGAACAGGTCTTGTTCAAATCACGATACAACCTGGCTACACGCAGCGCCTGATTCTGCGAAGTACATCCCGCCAGCGTGATCGTTTTTTCAATAATACGGCCATCCTGCTCCAGCTGCGCTTCCAGATCTTCGACTACGACCTTGATCTCCGTCCAGTTCTGCGACGGATCAAAATAACCGATCTTATAACGGTTCGGCGTTTCTTCCAGCGAAGTCTGCGTGATCGACAGACTGTCTTTGATAATCGTTGTATCGTCAAAAGCATAGCAGGGAGTTTCTTCCTTCTCCACCCGCAGTGCGATCTGCCTGTTCAGCGTCAAAAATAAACCACCAACCGCCAGCATGGAACTCAGCTGTTCGATCGGTGTTTTCTGCGAATCTAAAATAATATTCAGTTTATAACGCGGAGCTTTCTGTTTCACGCCCTCGGCATCCAGATATTCCACTTTTTCATCACAATAGGCCGCTACGTCCTTAAAACTGTCGTCGTCGATCATAGTTTCTGAAATCCAGTGCCCTGTGCCATACCTTTTATTCGTCAAAAAATCTCTGATGATCCAGGCCGGGTTTTCGCTGTATTCCCTTACCCAGCCAGAACCGTTCCAAACCTTGACCAGCTGCCCCTGCACTATACAGTTGACTGTCGGGTTGCCGCCGCTCAGCCTGCCGCTTGCCACTAGGTCAGTCCTGATCCAGGCAGTGTTAGTGTAACCGCCTACGTCATTAAAATTATCGGGAGCAACACAATCGTTAAAAGCAAAGCTGCCGATCGCATAGCCTCGATTATCCAGCACTACCATATTACTGCGAGCCGGATCTGCCGGATCGCAATAGCAGCCCACAGGCTTAGACGAACTAAACTGCATATTTTTAGCGTTGATGCCTTTGCTGGTTCTGTCATCAACTGCGCCGTCTATCTTCCAGCCATTGCCGCACTCGTTCCTGATCTTTTCGATAACTGTCGACAAAAGCGCCGCCTGCTGATCCTGGCTCTCCACATCCTTCAGCGCATATGTATTTGTCTTACCGCCAGCCTTGAGATATAAAGTATTGCCACTGCGGTAAACCACCGCATCCTGATGCTGAATATTATAGATACTGATATTAGTATCATTTTTTATAAGTTCTTCGTTGGCACAGACGTTATACACGCCCTTGATACCGCCCTCACAGATAATGACATCCTTCTGCAGATATCTTTCGCCGTTATAGGGGTTATGCCATACTTGCAAACCGCCCCATTTTCTAGTACCATAGATTACAGGAATAACTGCATCCTGCGAGATGTCGTTGGTGGTAGTGCTGAACTTACTGTAATCATCCTGACTGTAGTCACCGTCAAGGTTGCCGAAGGCGTTTGGTTTTTGTGTTACTGACCATAAGGTGGAAGCGATTGACATACCGTACATACCAGCTGCGAAAGTCTGAGAAGCCTTTAACCCAAACCAGGTAGGACTACCTGCTCCAATAAAAAAACCTGCTGCCATGAATGCTATTTTACCAACTTTTTTACCTTTGCCCAAATTTTCACCTACTTTCTTCAAGGAGTTGATTTTATGAAAAAAATTGTACTGACTATGATGTTCTTGTTTACTTTTACTCTACCTGTATATGCAGAAATAGCTTACTTTCAAAACGAATTTACAGATTCAAAAGTTATTGTTAGTTCTATTGACCGTGATAAAAAAACAAGCTACTCAAAAGCACCAAACAATATAACTCTAAGAAAAGAACTTCTTAACAATAATACTAACTTTACACTAATTATTTTAACTACTAAGTCATCCATACCTGCTATTTTGGATAAAACCCACTTTAAGTTTAATAACACAAAAGTCATGTCATTAAAAACCTCTGTAGACCCAGATTCTTATTCATTATTTTTTGAACTAAATGATGACTTTATTAAAGCTATATCAACTGCAACTTCTGTCCAAGTTCAAACACCAATGTATTCTAATAACAAAAATAGAATCAAATACAAAGAATACGATATCTTACCAGCTGTTCTTGCCGAATGGAAGCAAGTCATCGCTATGGAATAAAACTATATATCTTTATACTGCTAACAAAACCTGAGTTCGACTTTGAGTCGGGCTCAGGTTTTTTAATTCGCACTTCATCTTCCTGATCTTTTCGATAACTGTCGACAAAAGCGCCGCCTGCTGATCCTGGCTCTCAACATCCTTCAGCGCATATGTATTTGTCTTACCGCCAGCCTTGAGATATAAAGTATTGCCACTGCGATAGACTGCCGCATCCTGATGCTGGATATTATAGATACTGATATTAGTATCATTTTTTATAAGTTCTTCGTTGGCACAGACGTTATACACGCCCTTGATACCGCCCTCACAGATAATGACATCCTTCTGCAGATACCTTTCCCCGTTATAAGGGTTATGCCATACTTGCAAAC